TAGATCCAATTACTTTTTTAACATTTAAATTTAAATCTTCACCAATTTCATTTTTAATATCGTATAAAAATAAAATGCTTCCAAATGGATATTTATTTTGCAAAGTAAAGATATCATCTGTAGTTATTATCTGTATTGTATTAAAACCTTCTTGTCCAAAAATAAAAGAATTATTAAAAGAAAAATCTTGTGGAGCGTATTTTGTTGAACAATTCGTTTTAACTAATTCATCACAATATTTTGATATTTTATACAACTCCCATTTATTAATATCATTTTCTGTCAATATTGATTTAGCTAAACCGTATCTGCCATTAATACATAAATCGTGGAATATCCAAGCTGGATTATCAGTCCATCTTAAAGATTTACTGTAATTACCGCTCCAATCCCCTGAATACTCTTTAGCTTCTGAATCATAATTGTCTGGAACTTGTATTTTCAAAAGTTTGCAATCAAAACTTCTTACTGGAACAGAAGCAAAATGCTTTGAACTAACTTTATTTCTACAAATGGCTGAAAAAGGATATAAAAAATTATAATTAACTATTTCTACTATGCTATTAACAGAGAAAGCTCTTGTTAAAACACCTTTTTTAGGACCACTTGCTGGAATTCTTTGCTGAACGCTATAAACATTAACAACAAATTCAGAATTAATATTATCTAATTTATCATATTTATCTATTTCTAATTCAAAAGTTAACAGAACAGAATTCTGTTTAGCTATCATATATCCCTGAAAAAGCAAATATTCAGTTTTTTGTTTAAAAGAATTTGTTAAACTAATCACAAAACGAACTGTGTTATTATAATTAGTTCCTTCAGCGTCTATATAATATAAATCATCTAAGCTAATTATAACTTTTATAAAATTAGCGTATTTATTTTTTAAATAATGAGAAAAAACTCTAGCTGTATCTTTTAATTCTATGATAGATTTTTCAAAATCCACCTGCGTACTTTCATTAAAAGATGTTAATATATAATTAGGAGATATTTTATCTCCATCAACTTTAGAGAATTCAGGAATACTTTTATTTAAATCATATATTTTAGTTTTATATTCATATACTGAACTTGATATAGCTGGAATATTAGACGCTTCAGAACCCAAAGATAAAGAAAAATCTGAAGAACTAATATTGAATAAATTGCTTTTTTTATCTTTTATTGATACATCATTGAAATAAACTCCATAAGCTAAAGAACCATTTGTTTGAGTTGAAACACTGGAGCTTAAATCAATATAATTTAAAGCATTCCCAAAAGAATCTGTTAATCCTTCAATTGGCCCTTCTGAAATCAAATCTATCGCTTCATAAAAACTTTCAGAATTAACCGTAAAGCCTTGAGAATTTGCAGAATTATCAAACATTCTAACATCTGATTTAGATAAACTTATTTTCATGGTGCAATTTCGTTTATATTAGTAATGTTATTGGATACAACTACAGATCCAATTTTTAAACGTCCATAACCTATAGGAATAGGAACATTTCTTTTAGTTATATTTTCATAAGAAGAAAATAATCTAGAATTTGTTTTAATATCAACTGGCGATTTTGGAGTCAATAATTTTGTAATTAAAAATTGAATACCTATAGATATAGCTAAAATTAATAAACTTATGCCAAAATCACTTCCCATGATCAATGGAACTACTTCAATTTTAGAATTTGGTTTTAATATTGGAGAATTAATATATTCTGGAGGCATTATCTTACCATCAACATAAATAATAAAATTAGATATATATTCTTCTAGTATACCTAAAGTACTAATTAATTGACCTGTATTAGCTTCAATAGCTTCAAAAGCTTCAGCCACAGTTAGAATATTTAAATTCCAATCTAGCTTTACATAATTTTCAAAAATACCATGTAGTTTTACATTGACCATGATAATACTATTTACACTTCATTTCAGACCAATTATCAGTATTAACATTATAAATCAACATATCCAAACAGTGAAATTTTTGATAATGAATGTCAGATTCTGAAAAACTGTCTGAATTATTATGGTTATGAAATAAATATTTTATAGTAAATTTATTTTTAACAGATAAATAATCAATTGGCGATATCAAAAAAAAATTATCTGATCTTGGATGTTTGTTCTCTAATTCTAAAAAAAATTCTTTATTTTCATCGAATACAATAAATCCGCAAACTTCAGTAGTTTTATTAATACATATAGATTTTATATGTTCTTTTAGATCGTTATTTATCATTATTAAATGGAAAGGTTGCTGAAAAAGCACCAAAAGGCAATGCTCCACCATCAGGCAAATAATCTTCAAATCTTAACAAGCATCCTCTTAAAGTTTTGGAGCATTTATCTTGTTTCCAGACATTAGTATTTTTATCTGGAAATTTATTGATAACATTATTAGAAATACAAACGTAAAAAGTTTTTGGTTTGTTAATGAAATTAACATTATTTACGTCTTGTTGAGCGTCTAAACTTAAAATAGGATCAACATAAACAAAATCTCCTGAATTGTATGTTGCAGTTGATGACCATTCTCCTTTATAAGTAATAGCGGCTAAACCATAAGAGTTATTAGCTAAATCTTGTTTATAAGCGCTTAAAAATGTTTTATCATTTTCATCTGCTACCGGCAAACCTGGATCTGGAGAATTAATGTTTCCTTGCCAAGCGGATTCTTTAAAATATAAATAACTTGACTGTAGCTTATTTAAAGGAGTTGAATTAATGACTGGTCCTTTAAACGCAGGAGTATTTCCATAATTACATCCATAACATCTATAATTCCAAGAGCAAGTATCATTAGTTACTTTTCTAGTTGGCAATGTTAAATTTTCAATATCAATCTTTGTTACTAATTCTAATTCCACACTCTCTGAATTTTCTGATTTTTTTAAATTAATTATAAATTTATCATAAGCTATATAAGTGTTAAAAGCCGAAACTCCAAATGGATTAATTCCATCTGTAAAATTAACAGAATCAAGATCTTTACCCAATATTTTTTTTCTAAATACTTTTTTACCGATAAGATCTGCGCGGTCTTTTAATATTTTAGAAAAATAATTATTAATATTGGCTATTTTTAAAATTGGTCTACTTTGCTTTCCATCTGAAGAGGTTTCAAACGAAGAGAATTCGCAAGGTATAAAAGTATATTGATTACCTTGAAAAATCAAATTAGATGAAAAATTTTTAGAACCATGAAAACGAAGATAACCTTCATTTGATTCTAATTCTATTTCAAATAAATCTAATATTAGGTAATTATTTAATTTAAATAAAGTTTTCATAGAGCTTTTCCAGCTAAATTAAAAATGTTTGGCAATCTTACTTGATTTGTTTTTATATCTAAAGACGACGCAGTTCCACCTGCAAAAAGTTTAAAATAAGTGTTTAATAACGAATTATTCAATTGTTGATTTTCTTGAATATTTAACAATCTATTATAAAAAATTATATCAAAATAACTCACTGTCTCATTTGCTGTCGCGCAACCGCTTATCAATTTTAAAGTTGTATTTTCAATCAATGGTAATATATAACTATCAGCAAATTCAACAAAAGAACCCATAGAATAACTTATTATTAAATTTCCATTTATATATACCGAATAAACGCTACCAGTTCTTTTTATATTTATTAACATCGGATAATAATCTGTTGCATTTAATAAGCTTTTAGATAATTGAGTTAAATTATTATTAGCTATTCCAGAAACATTCCACCATAAAGCATTTCCGAGTCCACTATTATCATATGCAGCATTAAATAAAGGATCTACAAAAAATTGAAATACATTAGATTCTTTTCTATATAAACGAATTGTAGATGAGCCTGGAAAATCAGTTATCATCATCTGCTTACTTATAACATTTTTATTTACATCTAAAGACCAATCTAACAATTTGAATTTAGACGTTATATAAGGATTTGGAGTTAAATTTACAACTGTTTTTGTTGTTATCGGTCTATAAGCTACAACCATATACATATCAAATTGAGTGCAATTCTTTTTCACCATTGATGGATTAGATGATGCAGTAAATTGATACTGAACATATTGCGAACCGTTTAAACTCACCGATTTTAATCCTGTACCAAAATAATTATTATTAAATATTCCAGAATCAATACTTCCAGCCAAAGTTGCAGTAGCGGTAGTGTCTTTCCAATTTTTATTTGTAGAATCTATAGCAGAATTTTGAAATCTAAAAACATAATCAGAAGCCACGTTTCCAGATTTAATATAAAAATTAGATTTTACATTACTATCGCCATTTATTATTTTACCTGCTGTTGAAGTCGTACTAGTTATTGTTCTAAAATAAAAACTTCCATCAACCGCCGCAGAAGAAATAGCAGATGTAGAAGTAGACGCAGTAGCTTTATCAGCAGCGTTTGGAGTGAACCAAGTACTATTAGAATTAGTAAGTATATAAGCTCCCAATCTTTCAGCATCCTCTCCATAAGTGCAAGGCCAAGATCCAATTTGACCAAAAGAATTAGACCTGCTTAAAGCGCTTGAAACTGTTTTTCCATCTTTACTGACTGTTACTGTTCCTGCAAGACTATTTGGATAAACAGTATAACTTGTTGTTTTATTTATATTTGAATTTCCAAATAATGGAAAAGCAAAATTCTGCTCATTTCCACTATTATCAATTCCATTTATTCTTGGTATACTAGTTCCATTACCATAAATCCAAGCCACACAAGCTTTAGAACCACCACCACCAGCATTTAAAACAGAATTTATTTCTGAAAAAATATTATAATTTAAATCTGTATATATTTTATCTATATTTGTCGAAACTATATTAAAATTAAATATTGAACCACCATTTTTTGAATCTGAACATGTTGGATCTTTTGGATTAGAATTATAAGCTGCTGTTGTTTTCGTTATTATATCATTAAAATTAAAAACATTTCTTTCTTTACCTTCTACAACTATCGAACCTTTTAAATCCCCGCCTTTACCAGCATATCCTAAAAGCTTAGTAGAATTAGATAAATATATATTTATGTTAGTCCCATAAGTCGCATCACCAGTAAAATTTTTTAATTCGCCATTTAAATTTAAACAATATTGATCTTCATCATTTGCAGTGAAATTACTTAAATCAGGCAAATAAACATTAATTCCAGATATATATTTAAAATTTTTATTTCCTTTATTTGTTAAAACTATTTTTTCATATAAATTATAGTTAGTATAAATAGATTGAGGAGGTATATAAATATCAAGAGAATTTTTAGTAAACATTAAATCAACTTTGTTGCTCATGTTACCCGTCAATACTTCATTAGATAATTGAGTATCTAATTGATTTATACCTGTAGCGTAAACAGCCTCTCCTGTCACTCCATCAACCCAAGAGTACATTCTTGCATAATAAGATTGATCTAACAAAAATGCACTTCCATCATCATAAGCTTCTATTTTTTGAAAAATATCTTCATCCGCAAATCCATAATTTGTTGAATATTTTGGAGTTGAACTGTTCTGAGCAACGCTAAAAGTTTTTGAAACTTTTTTTGTGCTAAAAGCTGTATCTGTAGCAATATCTAAACCATACCCAGTAACAAAATAATTATTTAAATAACCAGTTCCAGTTGGCTGTCTCCAATAAAAAGTATAACTTAATCCATTATCTGGATCATAATTTTTTAAAGCTCTAAAATTTCTAACATGTCCACCTGTAGTATCAACTATTCTAAGACCAGTTGCATATATTATTATATCACCACTAGGATCTACTGAACCGTCTTCAGTTGATTCTGAAGATATTGTTATTAACGATGTCTCATGGCCAGATGTGCCTAAAGAAGTTGGATTAAAAAAGATATCAAAATTATCAAAATTGCCATTTGATATTATCAATCGTGAATTAGACAATAAAAAATTATCATCACTGCTTGTTATTGTATAAACGACTTCAGAATTACCGCTATTATAAATATAAACAGGATAATTAATACCAAAACCAGTCATGCATTCACCAATAAATTTACCAGTAGAATTTGTATATATCATAGTTGTAATAGCGTATTAAAAAATATATCAGAATCTGTTTTTCCTTTAAATTCTAAAAACTTAGCTGATATTTCATGATTATTGTAGAACTTATATGTATGACTCCATTCTGGACAATAAACATCTATTGTTTTATTATAAGGTGCTGGTAAATCTATTTCAAAAATCTTAAAACCAGCTTTATCATCTAAATATTTTAATAATGCTATCGCTTGTTTATCAGATCTATTATTAAATGTAAAATCGAAAGCTAAAACAGTTTTATTTATTCCATTATTTTCAAAAGCTGGAGCAGTCATTTCATATTCATTTTTTAAAAATCTTGGAGACATTGGAATACTATAATCAATATCAGGTTTAAAATAAAACTTTTTAGTAAATAAAGATGCTGATCCAGTTGGGCTAGTTGAGTCATTTAAAATAACATTATTCGTTCCAGTATACCAATAATAACCTTCTAAAGCATTATCTGTATTTTTATAAAAGACTACATCATCTTTAGTATATGTTTTTGTTTGTTCGTAAAATCTAAGCACCTCATCACTTGTAACAAGGAATCCGCGATAATCTAAACTAGAATCATAAACTGAAACGCAATTTATATTAACTGTATTTAGATTAGACTCTTTAGATGAATAATTTAAATTTTGAAAATATATTTTAGCGTTATTTTTATATGGATAGAATAAATCCATACTTACGTTTTGATAAGACTCTTCTATATTTAAAGGCGTATATTCAAAAGTATTTTGAAAAAATCCTATCAATGCTTTAGATTGCGTATCAGATAAGCCGTCGTAGTTTAAAGAAAAATTACTAGTTAAATTATTTACATTTGGAGTTACATTAGTATAATAACCATCTCCATATTGCATTCTTAAAGATTTAGTAGAAAAATTAGCAGAACATCCATAAGTTTTTTTAAATAAAGCATCTGGATTTTTTGTTAAAAATTGAGAACCTGTAATATTTATTGGAGAGTAGCGATAATCAGAAGCTGTAAAATTTTGAGTTGTTAAATATAAGTTATCATCATTAGTAAAATGTTTTTTAAATAAATATTTTTCTATTTGTAAAATTTGTTCATCAGTAGGTTCTTTTGAGTATCCCAATATTTCATAATAAGAAATATTACTTGCATCGTAATTATATAATTCACTCGCAGCCGCATTTCCATGACCATTACCTGCTGTGCCTAATCTTAAATTATCTGCATTTGAATGAAAATAATTTGCACTAACTGTACTTAATAATTGATAACCATTGTTTCTTATGCGTAAAGTATTTGATGTATTATTTTTTATTATAGATACTATGTTTTTATTATTTAACAGTTTTGCTGCTGAAAATGCAGAATTTATAGTTGATGGAGATGGATAGATAGCCTCCGTAGGTCCACCAATAAATTCCTGTGAACCATTAGGAACATTACTGTTTAAAAGACCATTAGAATTATCCCCATAAACACCCCAATAACCACTTGATTTTACTGGATTTGAATCATCAGTATTTATTATTGTAGAAAAGTTAGAAAAATAACCGTTAACTGTTTTAGATCCATTTCTTAAGGAATCGAACTCATAAACAATAAACCAACATCTATCATCAGATAAAAATCCAGCAAAATCAGTCGACGTATACAATTGATTATAATCTTGATTTTCGTTAAATGCTTTAAATGATATAGCATTTTTTTGATCATTAAAAGTTGGACGAGTTTCTTTTGTAACTGTAGAGTCTAAATTCACCAAATATTGCAAAGAATGACCTGGAGCAGAATTGTACCAAGCATTTATTTTTCCAGAACCATCAAATTCAATATTATTTAAATTATCTAAATTAAACCAAGCGAATAAACCAGATAAGTTCGTTGGATAACTAGAATTACCCGTATAATAATCAAAATCAACTAAATCATATTGATTATAAGAAGTTGATAAAGAAAAATTCTTTATTCCAGAAACAGAAAATTGTGAATCTATAAATTTACTCATAATGTATTTCTTAATGGTGCTACACGCTGAGTTATAGCTAAATTACTTTGAACTATTCCATCAGAGCTTGTATCAATTGATCTAGACTGAATTTTTCCTGAAATAGTAAAAGTATTCAATAATGAATTGGAATAATTTTTTAAATATAATTCACAATATGTATCTTTACCTTCTACTTCGGCAATATTATTTTGCTTTGCTACGTTTCCTTCAACTGAAACATTTTTTAATCTATTTGTTTTGGCGACTCTAAAAGGAGTTATATAGCCAACTTCAAAAAATGGAATTCTATCACATTGCTCAGAATAAGTATATTTAAATATTTCGTCAAAACCAAACACCTTACTGACATCTATTATATAACTATGATTGGCATGAGCTAAATTTGTTAATGGAGGATTTCTTGATGATGTAAATTCTTTTATATTTGCTGTACTATTTGTTGTATTTATTTTTCCATACCAATCAAAAGTAACATCCATAACAATAGAAGAAAAATCTGCTACAGCTAATGACATAGATTTAATATAACAATTGTCAATAGCAATTCCACCAAATGAACAATTTATTGAATCTTCTGAATTTGTAGTTGGAAATAGATAAGACGGAATTGTTCCAGTTAAATAAAACTGAGAAGATAAAGATCCAATAACTGTATTTTCAGGAGCGTATCTTAATAAACTTCCATCAGACAAAAGAACTGGAGATATATTAGATTGTAAAGAAATAGATACAGTATTAGAATAATAAACATCATTATTTATTCTAAAATCTAAATTTTCATATTTGATGAATTTACTCATTAAACTATTGTGTAAGCAATTGTTGTTACTACATTAAAATTAGCGGCTGCTGCTTTAGTTCCATTTATATTACATAATCTATATTGCAATAATTGACCAGAAGTAAAATTAGTTGATCCAACAAAGTTAGCTTTAGTCTTTACTATCACAGAATTTGTAGAAACACCAGCAACAGTAGTTGCAGCAATTATACCAC